TCCCTAAAATCGTCGAAGCTCAAGTCGTCAAATCGTCTACTGACTAATCGTCAATCGTCTTTCGTCGCCCGCAACCATAAAAACAGGACGGATAAATTAGATAAAAAACCGCTTTACTTTATTAAAGTTTTAAAGTTATAATACCCTATGTTAAATAAATGGGTTATTTAACAATAAACGAATTTTAAAAAAGGAGAAATTATGAAAAAATTCGAAAAACCTAATGTCACCGTTCGATCTGCCGAAGGAGTGACCGCCTTTAAATTGACTTGTGAGTCTATACCAAAAATGGCTCCACAGGCGATGCTTATACTTTGGGCGATTAGTCAATGCACCAATAAAACAGGTGTAGCGTCAGTTGAAGATGTTGTTGACTTCTTACAAAAAGTTGACGATTTCAAAACCGTCCAGCCTGTGATTAAAGTAATAAGACATTACCAAAAAGCATTGGTCGAAAGATCATGTATTGAGTTAATAGCTTAATTACATTTTAAGATTAAGGGATCTTCGGATCCCTTTTCTTTATCCAATCCAATCGTCCAATCGTCCAATCGTCCAATCATCTTTCGTCCAACCAACCAACCAACCAATATCCAATATCCAATATCCTCGTCTATCGTCGCATCGCTACTCGTCGCTCGTCGTTCGTAACTCGTCCCTCGTCGCTTATTTATAGTTTATTACGCTTAAATATAAGCTTAAAATAAATAGTATTATTTACGCTTATACGCTTGACTATTAGTAAAATATCATTAATATAATAAGTATCTTTAATCATTTATATATATAGGAGGTAATATGAAAAAAGATAAACAAACTATTAAACAAGCTATAGAGGCGGTAGACGCTAAAAAAGCTTTGTTTGAGAATGTTAAACAAACTGCCTTTAGAGGTTCAACTAGCTCTACGTTTGAGCTTATTAACCCTCAAGCTTATAAAGGTAAGTCAAGCCAAGTATTAGCTATTATCAACTGCATGGTAGATATAGCTAATAAATCTAATAGCCCTATTATAGATAGTGAAACGCTATTAGAGGCTTTAGCAAAATGTGAGAGCTTTAAAACTACACAACCTATAGTTAAAGTAGTAGCTCATTACAAAACTGCTTTAGCTGACTGCGGTGTTTATAAATTAGTGTAAACCGCTAAGCTTAATTAAGGGCAATTAATTTTGCCCTTTTTTATTTTTAAAACTGTAAGTTAGTGCTTACTTACATACTAAAGACCGCTTGTATAAGGTTCATAGCGTTTAACCAATATAAGTTTAACTTATAACCACCCCCACCCCCATAAACTACGCTTATAGGGACCGTCCCACCCACCCTCCCTTATTGGGCGGACTCAACGGTAGTAACTTTACAAATAAAATTTTACCTATTACCACTTTTGGAATATAATCAAAATTAGTAATTATTAAGGAGATAATATTATGACGAAAGTAAAGAGCAATAAACAACGTAAAAAAGCAGTGGCTCAAGCTGTATCAACAGCAAAAGCTGCTTCTACGACAAAGAAAAGAGCCAGAACAGCTAAAGGTCGATATATTGCTGACGACCCTTCCACACCTAATATTAATGAAGCTTATGTTCAAGAACCTAAAGAAAATAATTATTCTTTAGGTGATTACTTATTTGCCATTTTAATTTTAGGTGCTATTATAGGTTTTGTATACGTATCTAATATATAATTAAATTATGGCAGAAGTTTCACCAGAACTAATCAAATTAGCAGAAAACATAAAACCACAAATTGAGCTAGAGCTTAAAAAACGTGGTATCCCCCTAATGGCTGATTTAAGTAATTCTCAAATGAATGAAATCATTAAAAGAGCTCCTGCCATTTCAAATCGTTTAGACGCTTTAATGCAACCTGTAGGCTCTACAGGTATAGAATCAATGATAATGAATGTATTGGGTCCTGGAAAATTTACTAAAATAAATAAGTTATTACCTACAAATTTATTAGATGATATATTACCTGCTATGCAAAAAGTTTTTAAAGAATTTAATAAACTAACAGGTAAAGATAAAACTGAAGCAGCAGAATTTTTAAAACCTAAAATTGCTGATTTAACAGCTAGAGCAAAAAGAACACAAACTATAGAAGACGCAGACCCTATGTTTACCGGTTCTGGGATTTTAAATAAAAATGTTATAGCTTTAGAACAATTTGACGATATATTAAAAAACGTTCCAAAAGCAACTACTTTTAAATCTAAGTCTAGAAAATACACACGTAGTGCAAGCCCCGATATGGCTGAAATAGTAGGTGAAAGTTACATGAGAAAAAGTAATTTAGCCAAAGGCGGTTTATTATCAGCTTTAGATAGAATAAAATCTAATACATAAAAAGCATGGCTCATATAGAGCAATTACAAAATATTGACCTTTCTCATCTTAGCGAAAACGAAGCTAAAGAATATATTTTATTATTAGAAGAACTTGAACGTAGGCATAATAGAGAAGCAGCTACCTCAAATTTTTTAACTTTTGTAAAAACCCTATGGGATAGTTTTATAGAAGGTGAACACCATAAAAAGATGGCAAAAGTCTTTGACGAGATAGCCGAAGGTAAAACTAAAAGAGTTATTGTTAATATGGCACCCCGTCATACTAAATCTGAGTTTGCTTCACATTATTTTCCAGCTTATTTATTAGGTAAAAAACCTGATTTAAAAATTATACAAGCAACCCATACTGCAGACCTTGCAGTTAATTTTGGTAGAAAAATTAGGGATTTAATTGATAGTGAAGAATATCAAAAATTATTTCCTGATACATCGCTAAAAGCAGATTCTAAATCAGCCGGTAAATGGAATACGTCTAAAGGCGGTGAATACTTTGCTGCTGGTGTTGGTGGTGCGTTAGCCGGTAGGGGAGCAGACTTATTTATTATTGATGACCCACATTCTGAACAAGACGCAATGTCAGAAAAAGCTTTAGATGATACTTACGAATGGTTTATGACAGGTCCTCGACAAAGGCTACAGCCCGGAGGAGCAATAGTTATTGTAATGACCCGTTGGTCAAAACGTGATTTAACAGGTAAATTAATTAAAAAGATGGCTACCGATGAAAATGCAGATCAATGGGAAATTATAGAGTTCCCTGCTATATTGCCTAGCGGTAATCCTTTATGGGGTAATTTTTGGTCGTTAGATGAATTAGAAAAAGTAAAAGCTAGTATATCTCCTAGTAAATGGTTTGCTAATTATATGCAACAACCTACTGGCGGTGAGATTGCTATTATTCCTAAAGAATGGTTTAAAATCTGGGAAAGCGAAGATGCACCTTATTGTGAATATATTATTCAATCTTTCGATACAGCTTTTTTGAAAAAAGAATCTGCTGACTTTACCGCAGTAACTACTTGGGGTATTTTTTATCCTAGTGGAAAAATAGGGGAAGAATATTATGACGGAAAACAAGCCCATATTATTTTGCTAGATGTCCTCCATGATCGGTTTGATTTCCCTGAATTAAAAGAAGCTGCAATTAAATATTATAAACAATGGCAACCTGATTCTGTCATTATTGAAGCGAAAGCTAGTGGCTTACCTTTAACACAAGAATTAAGGGCAGTAGGAATTCCTATTTTTAACTTTACACCTAGCCGAGGACAAGATAAAGTAGCAAGAGTAAATTCAATAAGTTCCATTTTAGCTGATGGTAAAGTTTGGGTTCCTCAAACAAATTGGGCTGAAGAACTTGTAGAAGAAGTTAATGACTTTCCTAATGGAGAGCATGACGACTTAGTCGATAGTATGACTCAAGCCTTAATGAGATTTAGGCAAGGGGGATTCTTAAGATTAAGTAACGATTGGGCTGATGAAGAAGAACCTTCATCGTTTAATAACAGAGTATATTATTAGGAGAATAAATATGCCAAAAAGGTCTAAAATGCGTGTAGGTGGCGGAGTAAAAAAATCTAAAATGAGGTCTCGTGGTGGAGTTAAAAAATCCAAAATGAGATCACGTGGCGGAGTAAAAAGAAAAATAGGACGTAAAAAAAGATAAAAAGTGCCTTATTTAATTTCTAACATCCCGCATTTTAAATGCTGGGTGCGAAAGGAATTTACGGCTAATCATCAAGACTACCATGGAGAATATCTTCATGCCCTTGCCATAGCGGTAAATACCATTCCTGACAGATCTTTATCTTTTCAAGTTGTTTTTACTGGTTGTGAGATAGAGTTAGACGATGAACAAGAAACAAGTGTTCATGGCGGTGCAATGTGGGCACGTATGCCTATACAAGCATTAGTTGCTGATATACCATTAGAACAATGGGGAGAACGTATGGAAAGTCATTTAGCACAACCTTGGGATTGCGAATCACGTGAACATAGTGTTGTAGTTATGGATAGAGTAAGTTCTAGCCCTTGGCAATGTAAAATTGGTAGTGAATTTTATACCGGCAAATATTTATTTACTGTAGATTATACAGGTAACGATATAGCTGATGATCCGGCTCAACATAAACAAAGTCATGTATTATATTTAACTGACGCAGGGAAGTGGACAGGTAATTTTGTAGCTTTACCTAATAACCGTGTTAGAGCAACAAGTCCTGCACTATGGGTTACCGGAGAGGGTGCACCTGATTTTACTCCTTCACAATATTTAAATTCTGCAGAAGAACATGATAGTTATATGGATCCCGATATAACTTTTGATAACTTATATAACGATAAGGAGAAAAAATAATTATGGCTCATTATACTAAAGACCTTAACGAAATTATTAAAGGTTTAAAAAAAGCTAGTAGACTACACGCAGCACAAGCTAAAAAATTAGAAAAGATTAATAAAGATCAAAAAAGATTAAGTGTAGTAAAAGCACCAAAAAAGAAAAGAACACCTAAAAGAAAATAATGGCTATCGAAAAAGAAAACCTACAACAAGTTGAAACTGAAGAACCTCTAGAGATAGAGATTGATGAATCACAACAAGAAATACCACAAGATTTAGAAGTTTTAATTAAAGAAATAGGTGATCTTGATGTAGATGAGCTAAGCATGGAAAGTATTACTTTTGGTGATAATTTAGCAGAAAGTATTGAGGAAGATATTTTAAATACTTTATGTTCTTCGTTAAGCGACCATTATCAAGAAGATTATGATTCTAGAGAAGATTGGTATAACGCTTTTACTCAAGGTCTCGAATTATTAGGTATTAAATACGATCAAGAAAGAACACAACCTTTTCAAGGTGCAAGTGGTGTTCATCACCCATTATTAGCAGAAGCCGTTACTCAGTTCCAAGCACAAGCTTACAAAGAATTATTACCTGCAGGTGGACCTGTAAATACGCAAGTAGTTGGTGATATGACTAACGAAATTGCTAAACAAGCCGAAAGAGTTCGTGAATTTATGAACTATCAAATAATGCACGTAATGGAAGAATACGATCCAGATATGGATCAATTATTATTTTACTTACCTTTATCTGGTAGTGCTTTCAAAAAAGTTTATTTCGACCCTGCTATGGCTAGGGCTTGTTCTAAATTTATTATGGCTGAGGATTTAGTTGTTCCTTATTATGCTACTGACTTAATGACTAGCCCTAGAGTAACGCACGTAATTAAAATGCCTTATAACGATTTACGTAAATTACAAGTAAATGGTTTTTATAAAAATGTTGAATTAAGTGATCCAGCTTATGAAGAAACAGAAGTGCAAGAAAAAATGGATGAACTACAAGGTTTATCTGGAATTAATGAGGATGAAGAATATACTTTATTAGAAATGCATGTAAACCTAGATTTAGAAGGGTTTGAAGATGTAGATGAAGAAGGTAATCCTACAGGTATAGCGTTGCCTTATATAGTAACTTTCGTAAGTGAAACTAATACTATTTTATCTATACGTAAAAACTATAGAGAAGACGATCCTTTAAAACGAAAAATACAACATTTTGTGCATTATAAATTTTTACCGGGATTAGGTTTTTACGGTTTTGGTTTAATTCATATGATAGGTGGCTTAAGTCAATCAGCTACTTCTATTTTACGACAGCTTATTGACGCAGGCACATTATCAAATTTACCTGCAGGTTTTAAAGCTAGAGGTATGAATGTTAGTAAATTAGATGAACCTTTACAGCCGGGAGAGTTTAGAGACGTAGATATTCCGGGAGGAACACTAAGAGATGCTATTATGCCGCTACCTTATAAAGAACCTAGCGGAACATTAGCACAATTATTAGGTGTATTAGTAGATAGCGGAAGAAGATTTGCTTCTATTGCTGATATGCAAGTTGGTGATAGTAATCAACAAGCACCAGTAGGCACAACTATAGCATTATTAGAACGTGGTTCTAAAGTTATGTCTGCTATACATAAACGTTTACATTATGCACAAAAATTAGAATTTAAAATTTTAGCTAGAGTATTCAGCGAAAGTATTCCTGAAGAATATCCTTTTGATGTAGCAGGTGCTTCAAGAAGTGTTTTTATACAAGACTTCGATAGAAAAGTTGATGTAATACCTGTAAGTGATCCTAATATATTTTCTACTTCACAAAGAATTACAATGGCTCAAACACAGCTACAATTAGCACAAAGTGCTCCGGGAATACATAATTTACGGGAAGCATATAAAAATATGTATATAGCTTTAGATGTAAAAAACTTAGATGATATATTAAAACCAGAAGCACAACAGTTTCCTAAAGACCCTATAACTGAAAACCAAGAAGCTATGATGGGCACACCCCTAAAAGCTTTCTTAGAACAAGATCATGATGCACATATTGCTGCACATACTGCGTTTTTACAAAACCCTAACGTTCAAGCTAATCAACAAGTAGTTGCTGCTTTACAAGCACATATACAAGAACACTTCGCATTGAAATATAGATTAGAAGTTGCTCAATTATTAGCACAACAAGGTATAGAATTACCTCCCGAAGGTCAACCATTACCTATGGAAGTGCAAAATGCCATAGCACAACAAGCTGTTCAAGCTACACAACAAGTAACAGGTAAAGATCAAGCTATAAGACAGGCACAATTAAACGCACAAGTAGACCCACAAATGCAAATGTTCCAAGCACAAATGCAATTAGAGCAAGCAAAACTACAATTACGACAAGCTGAAGCACAATTAAGAGCACAAACTGAGATAGAAAGAGCTAATATTCAAGCTGAAACCGACGAAAAACGTATTGAATCAGAAGAAAAACGACAAGATGCACGTTTAGCGGTCAATTTACAGCAAGATTTAATAGAAAAAGAAGAACAAAGCTTAAAAGATATAGTAGAATTAGCAAAAGAAGCTCAACAAGCTAGAAATTTACCAGAAAATAACTAAAAAGGAGTAAAAATGGCAAAGAAACCAATACCAAAAGGTAAAAAAGGAGCTGGTTTACGTGCATTACCTGAAAAAGTAGTGTCTAAATTCGGTTTTACGAAAGAAATGCGTCAAGGTGGTCCAGTAAACGTTGGAGTTAGAGAAGTTAAGGCTATTCTAACAAAAACTAAAGGCACCGGCAAAGCTACGCAAGGTTTAATGTTCCACAAACAACCAGATTAGTGGAATATATTGATATTGTTCGTAAATTCTTAAAATTAATTAGAGAAAGGGACGAACAGTTGACTGAAACGCTCAAATCGGGGTCAATACAGGATCATGAGCAGTATCAAAGGATTGTAGGCGAACTTTCAGGTCTAAGTTTCGCTGAATTTACTATTAAAGACCTGCTAGAAAATAAGGACGATATAGATGACTAATAAAATACCGGATCAAGTATTAAATTTCAAAAACAGAACTAATAAAACCGTCGAAGAAGACGATAATAAAGGTATTACTACTCCAGAAGATTGCGAAAGAGAAGTAGAAAAACTTCCAAAGCCTACAGGCTATAGATTACTAATTTTGCCCTACACCATTGCTAAAAAGACAAAAGGTGGTATAGTATTAGCAAAAGAAACGGTTGAAAGAGAAAGACTGTCTACTAACGTGGGGTATGTAGTTGATCTCGGACCTGACGCTTACACCGATCCTGATAAGTATCCTTGTGGGGCTTGGTGCAAAAAAGGCGACTGGATTATCTTTGGTAGATATGCCGGAGCTAGAATCAAAATTGACGGTGGCGAAATGCGATTGTTAAATGATGATGAAGTTTTAGCTGTTATCAAAGATCCTGAAAACGTTGTCCACCACGCATAGGAAAAAATATGGCAGAACCAAAGTTAACTGTCGAAGTCGAAAATAAAGATGTAGACATCCGTGAAGCAGATGTTATTAATGAAGAACAACAACATGATTCTGTTGAGTTCGAAGTTGGTAAAGACTCTGTAAAAGAAATAGAACCTCAAGAAGAACAAGTAACAGAAGCAAAGTCTGAAGATGAGCTTGAGGATTATAGTGAAGGTGTTAAAAAACGTATAAGTCAACTGACTTATAAAATGAGAGAAGCTGAAAGACAGAAAGAAGAAGCTGTCAAATACGCAGAAAACATTCTAAAAGAAAACAACACTTTAAAAAGTAATTTAAAAAATTCTGACGCAACACTAGTCAATGAGGCAGAAAGTCGTATACAATCACAATTAGAACAAGCTAAAAAGCAATATAAGTTAGCTTATGAAAATGGTGATGCAGATGCAATGGCTACTGCAAACGCTGATATAGGTAAACTTAGTGCTGAGGCACAAAGCATATCGCAAGTTAAAAAGCGATTAGACTCTGAGCCAGATGCTGAAGAAATTACAGAGATACCAAATTTAAATGCTGAAACACAACAAGCACAACAACCACCACCAGACCCACGAGCTCAAGAATGGGCTGCAAAACATGAATGGTTTGGTAAGGATAGTGTTATGACTTACGCTGTATTTGGTATTCATAAAGATTTATATGATTTAGGTTATGACCTACAATCAGACCAGTATTATGAGGAAATAGATAAAAGAATGAAAGAATCTTTTCCTCACAAGTTTTCGTCAGACAGCTCTGATGCAAATGTAAACGTAAAGCCCACAGTGGCTGCTCCTACAAGATCAGCTAATAAGGCTTCACGCAAGGTTAGGTTGACTCCTTCTCAAGTAGCTATTGCTAAAAGATTAGGTGTTCCCCTAGAAGAATATGCAAAACACGTTAAAGAAGGAGTATAATTATGTCAGATCGCACTCCACGAACTGCTGAAACTCGAGAAAAAACTTCTCGCAGAAAACCATGGACACCCCCATCAACTTTGGAGGCACCTCCCGCACCTGAAGGTTATAAACATCGTTGGCTTAGAGAGTCTTTACTCGGACAAGAGGATAAGACTAATATGAGTAAACGTATACGTGAAGGTTGGGAACCAGTGAGATCCGAAGATCATCCTGATTTTGTTGCACCTACTATTGAAGGTGGAAGGAATGATGGAGTAATTGGTGTAGGTGGATTGGTTTTAGCAAAAATACCAGAAGAAACTGCTGATGAACGTAATGCTTATTATAGAGGTGTTGCGGAAAATCAAATGGAAGCCCTTGAAACAAACTTGATGAGAGAAAGTAATGATCTTATGCCTATCGAAAAACCGAAGGTATCAAGTAAAGTTACTTTTGGATCTGGTGGTTTGAAGAAGGGGTAAAATTAATTAATAAAAATATGGTGATATATTATGGCAAACGTAAATGATCCTGATGGATTCACTCCTGCCTTTCATCTAAGCGGTGGCACTATTAGACCTTCTGAATTTAAAATTGAAAGTGGAGCTTCAGGAGATATTTTCTCCGGTGATGTAGTAAAACTTACAAGTGGTTATGTTCTTCAGGGTGGTGCAACAGATGCCCCTTTAGGTGTATTTTATGGAGCTGAATACCAAGATACAAGTGGTGAGGTGCAATTCGTAAAAAGATTTGTATCAGGCACTACTACACTAGGTTCTGCGGATATTAAAGCATATGTATATACTGATCCAGATATTGTGTATGAAGCACAATACACTGGAACACCAACTCAAGCTGATGTTGGTAAAGTGCATACTATCTCTACTACTGCAGGTGATACTAACAACGGACGTTCGAAGGAAGGAGTAACGACTACCACAGCTAGTGGAATTGCTAAGCAAGTAGGGTTTGTAGAAAAGCCCGGAAATAGCATAGGGCAATTTGCTAGAGGGTATTTTGTATTCCCAGCTTCAACGTTTGGTAACGACTAAAAGGTGATTAATTATGGCAATTAACAGAGCACAATTAGTAAAAGAACTCGAGCCGGGATTGAATGCACTTTTTGGTTTAGAGTATAATCGTTATGAAAACGAGCACGAAGAAATCTTTGATACTGAAACTTCTGAAAGGGCTTTTGAAGAAGAAGTGATGTTATCAGGATTTGGTGAAGCACCGGTGAAAGGTGAAGGTGCCTCAGTCAGTTATGACTACGCACAAGAAACTTTCACTGCTAGGTATTCACACGAAACCGTAGCTTTAGCTTTCTCACTTACTGAAGAAGCTATAGAGGATAACCTTTATGATACTTTGTCTTCAAGATATACTAGAGCATTAGCTCGATCAATGTCTCAGACAAAACAAATCAAAGCTGCTAACGTGTTAAATAATGCTTTCTCAACTTCCTTCCCCGGAGGAGACGGAAAGCCTCTTTTGACTACTGACCATCCTACTTTAACAGCAGGTGATCAATCAAATGAGCCTAGCACTGCTGCTGATCTAAATGAAACTTCTCTTGAAAATGCAATGATAGACATCTCAGCATTTAAAGACGAAAGAGGTTTAAAAGTGAATGTTCAAGCTAGAAAGCTTATTGTTCCACCACAATTACAATTTGTGGCTGATAGACTTTTAAATACTCCTAATAGAACAGCAACATCTGATAACGATATCAATGCTTTAAGAAATATGGGTATGCTTCCAGAAGGATACACTGTAAATCATTTCTTAACAGACACTGATGCATTCTTTATCAAAACTGATTCCCCTAACGGAATGAAACACTTTGTAAGAAGTGGAATCAAAACCGGTATGGAAGGTGATTTCGAAACAGGAAACGTAAGATACAAAGCTAGAGAAAGATATTCTTTTGGCTTTAGTGACTGGCGTGGAATGTATGGTTCACCCGGAGCTTAAGTTTTGTAAGTCTAATTAAGGGAGCTTCGGCTCCCTTTCTTTTTTAGAACATATAACATACAATAAATTAAACCGAGATTAATTGTTGTTTCAACTGGCTCGGCAGACTATCTCCATAGATGAAACAACGTATTTAGTTAAAGGAGTTAAAATGGCTAAATCAACATTCTCAGGTCCTGTTAGATCTATTTCTGGGTTTATTACCGCAGGTAATACTTCAGTAGTAAGTTTGACAGCAGACACAACATTAACCGTAGACAGTCATGCAGGACGCATACTTACATGTAATGATGCTGATGGTAAATTTACTTTACCTTCTATTGTTACTACTGCACCTAGTGACCCTACAGACCCTAATTCATTAAATAACTTAGGTGCTTCATTTACTTTTGTAATTGAAACAGCAGCTACAGACTTAGATATTAAGACTGACGGCACAGATAAGTTCGTTGGTGGACTATACATGGGTAAAAGCGATGCAGCAGGTAAAACTTTTATATCTGGTGCAAGTAATGATGTTATAACTTTAAATGGTTCAACTAAAGGCGGAATAGCTGGAACAATCATTAGAGTTACAGCGATAGCTTCAGCTAAGTATGCAGTAGAGGGTATTAACCTTGCTTCAGGAACTGTAGTAACACCATTCGCTGACGCTTAATTATAGGAGCTTAATATGGCAGACGCAGTAACATCAACTACATTAACAGATAACGATAGATTATTTGTGGTTCAACTTACTAATACCTCTGATGGAACAGGGGAGTCTGCTGTTACCAAAGTAGATGTAAGTAGTTTAGCAACTAGAAGTTCAGATGGTGCAGCTTGCACTGGAGTAAGGTTAGCTAAAATTGTTTACTCTACTTTTGGTATGAGTGCAAGATTATTGTGGCATGCAACAACTAATACCGTTTGTTGGGATTTAAATTCTGATAATACACAAGACGAAGATTTTACTGAGTTTGGTGGTATTAGAAATACTGCTGCTGCTTCTGGAAAAACAGGAGACATAAAATTAACCACTACTAGTGCTAGTAGTGGTGATACTTACGTCGCTGTTCTAACTTGTTTCAAAGATTTTGATTAATGGCAACTTCTGGAACAAGAGTATTTGCACTTAATACAGCAGATGTAATTGAAGAGGCATACGAATTAGCAGGATTAGAAGTTCGCACTGGTTACGACGCTAATTCTGCTAGACGTTGTCTTAATATCATGTTTGCTGACTGGTCTAACAGAGGTGTGCAACTTTGGGAAGTAGAACAGGTTACTACGAATCTTGTTAAAGACACAGCAAACTATTCTTTAAATGCATCCGACATAGATATTTTAGATGCTGTAATTAGAAGAACATCTGGAGGAACTACTAATGATTTACAGATGGAAAGAATTGATAGATCAGAATATTTCAACATACCTGTAAAATCATCTACAGGTAGACCTTCGCAATTTTATGTAGAACGAACTTTAACACCATCTATTTATTTATACCCTACACCAGAAAACTCTACTGATCAATTAATTACCTATAGATGGAAAAGAATAGAGGATATAACTGACTCTAAAAATGATCAAGATTTGCCCTCAAGATTTATACCTTGTATGGTGAGCGGTTTAGCATATTATATTTCTGTTAAAAAGAACCCTCAAAAATCTATGATGTTAAAACAGATGTATGAGGAAGAATTTAATAGAGCTTATGAATCTGATAGGGATAGGTCTAGTTTAAGATTAGTTCCTTTTAGACAATCAATATGAGCTACGCTAAAGGTAAGTATGCTTACGGAATATGTGATAGATCAGGTTTAAGATATAAGTATAATGATTTAAAAAAGACTTGGGACGGTTTAAAGGTAGGACCTGATCAATATGAACCTAAACACCCACAATTACAACCAAATAGAGTTTTTGTAGATCCTGAGGCTTTATATCAAGCTAGACCAGACATAGATAAAGAAGTAAACGTTGGTATAGTGAGAACAACTAGTAGTAATCCACAATACAATACTACTGACGATTTCATAGGTGGCAGTTTTAATTTACTGTCAGCTTTAGGCGGTGTTGGAGAAATTACTGTATCTGGTGTTTCATCGTCAACACCATCTCCTTCTCCAACACCTTCGCCTACACCCGCACCAACACCATCGCCCTCGATAACAACATACACTGTAACTGTGGCTGCTTATTATGGGGCAAATTATTTTTACATTGATGGAAGCAGAGCTCCTACATTAAACTTCACAGAGGGACAAACTTATAGGTTTGATCAATCAGACAGCACTAACAATAACCACCCTTTGAGGTTCTCAATAACTTCTAATGGAACTCATGCAGGTGGAGTGGAATACACTACAGGGGTAACAACTAACGGAGTTCCGGGTCAATCTGGAGCATACACACAAATAGAGGTTGCTTCTGGAGCACCAACATTATATTATTATTGCACTAACCATTCAGGAATGGGAGGTCAAATTAACACATGAGTTATACATATTCAGAACTTAAAACTGCTGTGCAGGATTATATGCAAAACGATGAAACAGCATTTGTTAATAATTTAAATAATTTTATCGAAAACGCAGAAGATAGAATACTTAAATTAGTAGAAACAGCTAACTTTAGAAAAAACGTAGAAGGTCAACTTAGTGCTAATTCACCTTATTTAACTACACCTGATGATTTTTTAGCCCCTTATTCTTTAGCTGTGAAAAATTCTAGCGGTAATTTTAGTTACTTAAAATATAAACACGTTACTTTTATAAGAGATTACTGTGCCTCACCCAGCACAACGGGGTCTCCATTATATTATGCACTTTTTGACGATAATACATTTATTATAGCTCCTGTGCCAACATCTGATTTAGACGTAGAACTACATTATTTGTATAAACCTAATTCACTAACACAAGCAGGAGATAATGGAACAACTTGGGTTTCTAAAAATGCTCCAGAAACTATCCTTTATGGAACATTAGTAGAGGCTTGTGTATTTATGAAAAATTATGAAATAATTCCTGTTTATGAGCAAAGGTTTATTCAATCATTAGATAGACTAAAAAATATGAGTGAAGGCAGAGCTACTAGACAAGAATATAGATATGATCAATTAAGGAGAGAACCGACATAATGGCGATAAAAAAGAAAAGTAAAAGAAAAGCAACTAAAAAGAAAAAAGGTGCTACACCAACTAATCCAGCTTTGTATGCTAGGGTAAAGGCTGAGGCTAAAAGAAAATTTAAAGTCTACCCTTCTGCATATGCAAATGGATGGTTAGTTAGAACTTATAAAAAACGTGGTGGTGGGTATAGGTAATGCCTATTAGAAGAAGCAGTATAAAAAAGTCTGTAACTAAAGGAAAAAGGAAAAAGCGTAAAGACCCTAAAGTAGGCACAGGTAAAAAGCCTAAAGGTAGTGGTAGACGTTTATATACAGATGAAAACCCTAAAGACACTGTTAGAATTAAATTCGCTACTACTGCAGACGCTAGAGCAACTGTAGCAAAAGTTAAAAAAGTTAAAAAACCGTTTGCTAGAAAAATACAAATATTAACTGTTGGAGAGCAAAGGGCTAAAGTGATGGGTAAGTCCGCAGTAGCAAGTATCTTTAAAAAAGGTAAAGAAAGTATAAGAAGATCTAGGAAAAAGAAAAATGGCTAAAAAAGGTTTATGGGCTAACATACACGCTAAACGTAAACGTATAAAAGCAGGTTCTGGAGAGCGTATGCGTAAAAAAGGTGCAAAAGGTGCACCTACTGCAGCACAAATGAAAAAAGCTAAAAAAGGAACTAAACGTAAAATAAAAATAAGGGGCAGACGTGGCTAAACCTAAAGGCGGCTTAACAGCATGGTTTGGAAAAGGACCCAAGGGTGATTGGGTAGATATTGGTGCACCAAAAAAGAAAGGTAAGTTTCAAAAATGTGGTCGTAAATCTGCAAAAGGTAGCAGTAAAAGAAAATATCCTAAATGTGTTCCTAGAGCAAAAGCACGTAGTATGACAGAATCACAAAGACGCAGTGCAGTTAGAAGAAAAAGAGCTGCAGGTAATCCCGGAGGAAAGCCTACTAATGTAAGAACTTTTGCTAAAAAAGCTAAAGGCGGACAAATCAAAAAGAAAATAGCTAGAGGATGTGGTGCAGTAATGTCTAATAGGAGAAAAGTTACTAAGTATTATTAGAAAAGGAGAAAAAATGAAAGACGATAATTTAAAAGGCAAGAATATTGCTATTGTTGCTATGGGTGAAAGTCAACTTGATTTTCATTTAAGTTTAGTGCATTCAAATACTTATGATGAAGTATGGGGCATAAATTGCATGGGGGCAATAACAAAATGTGACAGAGTATTTATGTTAGACCCTGTTAGTAGATTTATGGATACAGACGATGCAGGAACACAAACAGATATAATGAGAAGATGGCTTCCAGTGGCTGATTGTCCTATTTATACTTGCGAATTAGATCATAGATGTCCTGCAGCGGTTTTATTTCCATTAGAAGAAATTGTTCAGTATGCAGACTGTGCTTATTTAAATAATACGGTGCCTTATGCTTATGCTTTTGCTTTATATAATGAAGTAGGCACTATAAATTTATTTGGCATGGATTTTACTTATAAAGGCAACTTGCATTTCGCTGAAGCAGGTAGGGCTTGTTGTGAGTTTTGGTTATCTAAATGCATAGAAAGAGGAATGACAGTTAAAGTAGGTGCTCGTTCTGGATTACTAGATACCGATGTGCCTATAGAATCAAGAGTTTATGGTTATCATAGACTTGAAGATCCTGATATAATGGTTTTAGACGATGCTAATACCTATCATCAAATGAAGCTCTCTAAATATAAAAAATTGTTACACCAAGAACAACTTGCTAATATAACTGAAATAAGAACTGTAATAGATACACCACCTGAGGCTAAAAGATATTAATGTTAGATGACAACGTATCTTCTTTTCTAGGATCGATAGAAGTTCAAACCGAAACTAATAAAGGTCATGATCCTGAATGGTGGGCAGAACAAGCAACTAATAGAATCTGTGGTATATCAGAAAATGCAGCTCCACATATTAGACAACAAGCAGAGGCATACAAACTAGCGATTTATAATACAATCCTGTATTATATTAAAAGTGCTATTAGCAGTGATCGTTGCACGATTTCAAATATACTAAATGCACAAGGACATGAAAATTTAGCTAAAATTTTAAAGGAGCTTTGATATGGCAATTTCATCAACATTAACAACTAGTTTTAAAAAAGAGTTACTAGAGGCTGTGCATAATTTTAGTGCTTCTGGTGGTAATTCTTTTAAATTAGCTTTATATACATCAAGTGCTACACTTGGTGCAACCACAACAGCATTTACCACCACAGGACAATCTAGTGGAACTAATTACACTTCTGGCGGAGCAGCATTAACTAATATTGCACCGACTAGTTCTGGCACAACTGGTTTTACTGATTTTGCTGATTTAACTTTTGGCACAGCTACAGTAACAGCTAGAGGATGTATGATCTATAACGATACTAATAGCGATAAATCAGTGGCAACTATAGATTTTGGTGGCGATAAAACATCAACAGCAGGAGACTTTACTATTGTATTTCCAGCTGCTGCTGCCTCTACAGCTATTATAAGAATAGCTTAAAAATAGCCTAATATGGCTATTATAAACGGTTGGGGTCGAGGCACATGGGGTGAAGGTGCTTGGGGTCAAGCTTTACCTTTTACTTTAACAGCACCTAGTGCAGCAACATCTGCACTGGGAACCGTAACTACTGACGCTGAAGCTAATGTAACGTTAACTGGTTTAAGTGTAACAGCTACCGATGGTGGCGTAGCAGTAGACGCAGGTGGTGTTATAGGTGTAAACGGTTTGGCAGGTGTATCCGCTTTAGGAACTGTTATTACACCATCAGCTAATGTTTTAACTATCTCAGGATTAGCAGGCACTTCAGCTTTAGGCACCGCAACCACTGATGCAGAAGCTAACGCAAGTCTTTCAGGGTTAGAAGCTACAAGTGGTCTTGGTGCTCCAACTATTATAGCTAAAGCTAATCAAACTCCTACAGGACAAAGTGCAACATCAGCACTAGGCACTACAGCTACTAAAACTGATAATAGGTTTCAAGTAAATGTATTTGGTAATACTGAAGGATTGGTTGGCACCCCAACTTTTAATTGTAAATGCTCAGTTACACTAACAGGTGTTTCAGCCACAGCACAGGTTGGAAACGCTTTTAAATGGCAAGAAGTAGATGATTCACAAACTCCTAATTGGAAAGAAATAGCAGCTTAATGCTATATAATTGATTAAATATGATTTAACATATAAAAGAGGTTTAAATTATGGCAACTTACGTAAATAATCTAAGACTAAAAGAAATAGCAACTGGAGACGAAAGTGGGACTTGGGGAACTTCCACGAACACAAATTTAGAACTTATCGGTGAGGCTTTAGGTGTAGGCACAGAAGCTATTACTACTAATGCTGATACTCATACTACTACTGTAGCAGATGGTAGTTCTGATGAAGGTAGAGCTTTTTATTTAAAATATACAGGCACGTTAGATTCAGCTTGCACCATAACAATAGGTCCAAATACTATGAAAAGGGTGCAAATAATAGAAAACGCAACAAGTGGATCGCAAAATATAATTATATCGCAAGGCTCTGGTGCTAATGTAACTATCGCTCCGGGCAAAGTAGCAGTCGTTCAATTAGATGGAGCAGGATCTGGGGCAGCAGTTTTAGATGCACTTACAGATTTAGCTGTTACCGATAGCTTATCAATCAACGGCACAACCTTAACCATAGGTGATGCAACAGCTGAAGATACTAAAATAGTATTTGATGGT